TGGTACAAGGCTTAATGTTACTAGTACTCAAATTAACACTTATAGTGCTGAAATAACTACATCAGGTAGTCCACAGTATTTTACTTATGGAGGATCAGGTAGTCAGCAATTGGTTTTTAGAGAAAACGGACCAGGAGGGTATAAAAATAGTATTATTGCTAGCGCTGGTGGTGGAGTACAATTATTTTACAACAATACCGAAAAACTAGTAACACAATCTGGTGGTGTTAGTTTGGGTAATAACAGTCTTTATTTAGGTCAATATTCTGGTATATATTTAAACGGAGTAGGTCCTTCAGCAGGTAAGGTTATAGCAGGTACTGGTTCTAGTTCACAGTTAATATGGGTTGATAGTGTTTCAAACATAACTGTTGGCACAGGTTTAGACATTTCTTCAAGCACTAGCTCTGGTGCAATAACTAAAAATATAACATTAGATTTTAATGAATTACCAGTAATAGATGGTGATGATCCTCAAGCTGATTGGTTCATAGTAGAGTCTAGTGAAGATGAAAATAGTAAAATAAATTACTCAGATTTACAAAATGTAGACGCACATTGGAAAACATTTCAAACAGTAATAACTTCTAACTTCGATGATAGAAGTAGTAGCACTAGTATTTTTTACATGCCACTTAACTACATATCTGAGGTAACTAGTGCTAATTACTATAACACGTTTGCTTGTCCAAGAGGTGGAACTGTTAAGAGAATAATGATGATGCACACTGCTGGTTCAACAATGAGTACGTCTTTTACTACAGAATTATCAATTCTTAAGAATGGTCTATCAACCTCATTTTCAGGGGAATTAACACCTAGCAATTCAAGTAACGATGGTAGTAATATAACATGGTCACCCAACTACACTTTTACCGCTGGTGATAGATTAAACTTTAGATACCAAAAAAGCGGAACCGGCAAATACTGGTATGGTGTTAGCGTAAGTATAATAATTGAATTCGATACTATATAATGGCAAATATAAACAATAAAATACGAGGTAAAAAACTATTTAAACAAGGTACTGCTGGTCAAGAAGCAGTAAGAGGTAGCGATGGAGAAATAACTGTATCAAAACAAAAGTCAGATGAACTTGCGGGTTTAACAGACATGAGTGAGGTTTACAATGATGAAGGATTGTTTCAATCAAATAAGTTTTTGATAAAGCATATAGAAGACGTAAGAACAGATGTAGAGGAAATACATACATTTATAAGTGAGGCTTTTGGTAGGGATTCTTCTCAAGCCGCTTCTCAAGGAGCTAAAGGTGATACTGGATCAAGAGGCCCTCAGGGTAATGTTGGTGCTCAAGGAGCTACTGGACCACAAGGTGCAACTGGACCAAAAGGTAGTACAGGTTCTGTTGGAGCTCAAGGTCCAAGAGGTTATGCTGGTTCAAATGGAACAAACGGTACAGATGGTGACAAAGGAGCTACGGGTTCTCAAGGACCTCAAGGTGTAGCTGGTGCTAAAGGAAATACAGGTTCACAAGGACCAACCGGTCCAACAGGGCCAAAAGGAAACACAGGCTCACAAGGTCCACAGGGAATACAAGGTTCCCAAGGTAGTGCAGGATGGGGTATATCAATGCAAGGTCAAGTATCTACATCATCTAACTTACCATCAAGTGGTAATTCAAATGGTGACGCTTATATAGTACAATCAGACGATTCTATATGGGTATGGACATCAGCAGATGGATGGGTTACAGGTGGATCTATTAAAGGTACACAAGGTGTAAAAGGTAATACGGGATCTCAAGGACCGCAAGGGGCTAAAGGTAATACTGGTAGTCAAGGTTCTCAAGGAATACAAGGAATACAAGGACCAACTGGACCAAAAGGTAGTACCGGATCAACGGGTGGTATAGGACCACAAGGCCCAAAAGGTAATACTGGATCAACAGGTTTACAAGGTCCAGCAGGTAGTGATGGAGATGACGGTGTTAACGGAGCGACTGGCCCAACGGGACCACAAGGCCCAAAAGGTAACACAGGTTCTACTGGACCAACAGGCCCAAAAGGCAGTACAGGATCTCAAGGGGCTATAGGTCCACAAGGCCCAAGAGGATATACAGGCGCAGCTGGTTCTAACGGAACCGACGGTGATGATGGTGCTAAAGGAGACAAAGGTAATACAGGTAGTACGGGCCCAGCGGGACCAACAGGGCCTAAAGGTTCAACAGGTGCTGCCGGTGCGGTTGGCTCTCAAGGACCAAGAGGTTATACAGGTGCTGCAGGTGCTGACGGTGCTGACGGTGGAATTGGACCACAAGGACCTAAAGGTAATGCCGGATCCACAGGTAGTCAAGGACCTAAAGGTAATACTGGAGCGGCTGGTGGTACTGGACCGCAAGGACCTAGAGGCTATACTGGAGCAGCGGGGACAAATGGAACAAACGGAAGTCAGGGTCCAAAAGGTAATACTGGTGCAGCTGGAGCTGCTGGAGCAGCTGGAGCGAAAGGAGATAAAGGAGATACTGGAGCCGCTGGTAGTGCTGGAGTGCAAGGGCCAAGAGGATATACTGGTGCCGCAGGAGGTACTGGTCCACAAGGACCTGCTGGAGCAAAAGGCTCAACTGGAGCTGCTGGTACTAACGGTACTAATGGAGCTAAAGGAGACAAGGGTAACACTGGAGCAACTGGACCTCAAGGAGCACCAGGATTAGCAGGTGCTACTGGACCTCAGGGAGCTAAGGGTAATACTGGATCAACTGGGTCGCAAGGACCGACTGGTTCACAAGGACCAACAGGACCCGCTGGATCAACGTCATATTCTGCAGGCAATTTAACAAGCCAAGGGTATGGTAACGGTAATCTTACATGGAGACAAGGTTCTACAAATTTTGCTGGTCATACAGGATGGGCTAGTAATATAATAAGTAACCACGGTAATGGATCTAACTATTACAATCAAATGATAACGCTACCCTTTTGGGGAGCACCTAGTTATTCTAGACTAGAAGGAGGTACTCAAAAAGGACCATGGGTTTTCTTAACAGAAGAAAATCAAGGTAATTATATAAGCGGATTTTCTGGAGAACAACAGGTTATCGTTCCAGACGGTAAAGGTACTAAAACTGTAACTTTTGGTTACTCAAATGGTTTATTAAAATCAATAAAATAAATAAAAAATGGCAATTAATTATAAATTTGAAATTCACAAAATCAACGCACTTATTGAATCACAAGGTAAAGAGAACCTAGTAACAAGAGTACATTATACGTATTCAGGATCTAAAGAAGTTGAAGGTATTACTTATTCTGATAACATCGGTGGTACACAGAGCTTTGAGTACAGTGAAGGTCAAGATTTTACACCTTACACTGACACTGAAGATTTCGAGCGTATTGTAGTAGGTTGGCTAGAAGCTGCTTTAGACTTATTGGAACTACAAAGTAGAATATCAGAAGGCATAGATAAAAAAGTAACACCAGTAGATAATGATCTTTATTTTACATGGCAAGAAGCTTAGTGTTTACAAATTAAAAGAAATAAGTGATTAGTATATATAGGATTAACAATTAAATATAATAAAATGGCAAAAAAAATTAAAAAACAAGAATTACAAGATTTACAAGCTTTAGTTGGTGAAATAAATCAAATCAAACTACAGCTAGGGGACATTGAAGTTCAAAAGCATGCATTACTACATAAAGTAGCTTCTATTGAAGCAACTGATTTGAAGCAAATGCAGGAAAAGCTAGAAGAAGTTTACGGTAAAGTTAACGTAAATATATCTGATGGTTCTATAACTGAAATAAAAGAAAATGAGCCTAGTAAGGAAGATTAGTATAGGTAAAGACTATAAGAACGATTCAATGCATTACTCCGTAGGTCAAGAGGTTTACGGAGGACATGTTATTGATTGCATTCTTGAAGAAAAAGACAAGTATTGTATATTTATAAAGAAAGGCGTAGATGTTTTACCGTGGAAAGACTTTAACAAAAACATGGCTATCTCTGTTGAATACAACTTGGATTATTAATGAAGAGTGTAATAAACTTTATAGTAAAACCTAAAAACAAAAGATACAACAATACTAAGAAGATAGGTAGTAAAGAGTTAATATTAAACACGGAGATATTTACTCACCAAAACGTAAGTAGAAATGCTATTGTTTTGCAAACACCTACAGTTGGTTGTACAGATATAAAACAAGGTGACGAAGTAATAGTACATCACAACGTTTTTAGAAGATGGAAAGATATAAGAAATAAAGAGAAAAACTCAAAGGCTTTTTACAAAGAAGATATGTACTTTGTAATGCCTGATCAAATATTTGCTTATAAAAGAAACAACGCCTGGAGCGCAGTAAAAGGTTATAGCTTTGTAAAACCATTAGAAAACAAAGATAATCTCTCTATGGACAAGGAAACACCTCTAATGGGTGTTATAAAGTACGTAGATCCAGAATTAAAAAGCCAAGACATAAAATTAAACTCTTTAGTTGGTTTTAGACCTAACTCAGAGTATGAATTTGTTATAGATGGCGAAAGACTTTATAGAGTTCCCACTTTTGCAATTACAATTAAATATGAATATCAAGGAAACGAAAAAGAATATAATCCAAGCTGGACATAAAGCTGTTGAGGAATTAATAAAAGTAGCTAAAGAAGCTATAGTTGATTCAGACGACGATATATCAGCAGACAGGTTAAAAAACGCAGCAGCTACAAAAAAGCTAGCTATATTTGATGCTTTTGAGATATTAAATAGAATACAAGAAGAAGAGGACATGCTTAATAATAAGCCAAAAGAAGATGTAGATGAAGTTGCTTTTGGAGGTTTTGCAGAAAGAAGATCTAAGTAATGTACAAGCAAACACTGTACAAGGTCATTGAGCCTATTAAAATAAACACTATAAAAAGACTTAATAAGTCTAAAAAATGGTCTTATGGTTATAACAAAGAACACGATGTAGTTGTTATAAGTAAGACAGGTCAGATAGGTGAGATATATGAGATACAAAACCTCAAAATAGCTCTACCTAAAATAAGTAACCCACATAAATTTAGTAAGGATAAGTGGGAGGTTGCTGAGTACCCAAAAGAGTTAAAAAAAATTAAAACAGTTTTTGACTGGAGAGATTATCCTGAAGATTTTAAAGATAAATGGTATGAGTATATTGATAGAGAGTTTAAGCGCAGGGAAGAAGGTTTTAGCTTCATTAGCAAAGGTAAGCCTACTTACATTACTGGCACTCACTATATGTACTTGCAGTGGTCCAAAATTGATGTTGGGCAGCCAGACTTTAGAGAAGCGAATAGATTATTCTACATATTTTGGGAGGCATGCAAATCCGATACCAGGTCATATGGAATGTGTTATCTTAAAAACCGTAGGTCAGGTTTCTCATTTATGTCCTCAGCTGAATCGGTCAACCTTGCTACAATATCAACGGATTCACGGTTTGGAATATTGTCCAAATCTGGTCCCGATGCTAAGAAGATGTTCACAGATAAGGTGGTACCAATTTCCGTCAACTATCCCTTCTTTTTCAAGCCGATCCAGGACGGTATGGACAGGCCAAAGACCGAGCTCGCGTATAGAGTCCCTGCAAGTAAACTCACAAGAAGGTCGATTGTTAAAACCACTAAGAAAAACGAAACAGAAACGTTATCAGGTCTTGACACCACCATCGATTGGAAGAACACCGGCGACAACTCCTACGATGGGGAGAAACTTAAACTCCTCGTCCACGATGAATCAGGGAAGTGGGAAAGGCCGAACAACATCCTCAACAACTGGAGGGTTACGAAAACAACGTTAAGGTTAGGATCTAGAATTATTGGTAAGTGTATGATGGGATCAACATCAAACGCTTTAGATAAAGGAGGTGATAACTTTAAGAAATTATATAACAATTCAGATGTTACAAAAAGAAACCGCAATGGACAGACAAGCTCAGGACTCTATAGTTTGTTCATACCTATGGAATGGAACTACGAAGGATTCATTGATTCTTATGGCTTACCTGTATTCGACACACCACAACAAGAAAGTATTGGACCTTATGGCGAAACAATAGACACAGGTATATTAGAG